TTGAGGGGAGTTGATCAGATTGTCGAGGACTTCAAGACATCATTCTTAAACAAGGCAGCCACACCCGCCGACGAGTTCTTAGAAAAGTTCGACATTAAGGGGTTTGAGCATATTATTGCCTATGCGTTGGAATCCTCAACAACAGACATAGAAGAGTTTAGAAAGAGCGTCCTCGGTGTTGGAGGGTTATTGGTTGGCGAGGAAAAACTGGACGAAATGTTTGGCTCGCAGGAGTTCGCAAGCATCATACAGGATGCGCTCGACTCAAGCGAAACGACGATCAGCGGCTTCAAAACAGAAGCGCTGCTACAAATCCGGGCAGGCGGCGAGGAGTTAGACAAGAACTTCGGTGCGGGTGAGTTTGAGACGATGATGAAGGGCATCTTTGATGCTGCTCCTGATCTCGTTAAGGACTTTAAAGACAACGCTCTTGGGTTTCTTAATCAGTTTAAGACCGGCGCTAATGATGCGCTTGTTGATGACGAGGATTCGGTTACAAAGGCTTCAGAAAAGGTAGCACAGGGTCTTGAAAAAGTTGGCTTGCTGTCAAGAGAAATGGACCTGAGCCTACCGTTCAAAACCGCACCGCAACTGGTAAGCGACTTTGCTCTTAATCTGCAAAACCTGCAAGGTAATCTTGACCTCGTAGGGGACGAGGCAGACGAGTTGGCTCGCAAGTTTGATACAGTATTCAAGGCTATCGATAGGCTTGGCATCGATGACAAGTCGAGGGTATATCGCGCCTTTAGTTGGCTGTCTGTTGCATCTGCTGATTTGACTATGTTCACGGACGGGTTTAACAACCTGATTGACCTGTTTAAACCATCAACTTACAGGGACTTCATAGACGGATTAAAGGGTGGTCTCAAGTCGCTCACAAACTTGTCAATGCAACTTGGAGACAAGATATTTGGCATATTTTCAGACAAGGAGAATGGCTTCTCTGACTTCATCGGCAAACTGAGCAACTCTGACGGTCTTGTTGGTAAGATTGCAGGAGGTCTCGGGAAATGGTTGCCGGGTATTGGTGCAGCAACCTTGGCGCTCAAGGCGTTTGGTATTGATGCGAGCGATGTTCTAAAGGGTGTGAAAAACGTCATCAAGGGAATCGGTGACGGTATCAAAAACATCTTTGGGAGAGCGAGCAAGGAGAAGAAAAAAGCGGCTCGCTTGGATAGGTTTGTATCGGATGTCGCTGCTCTCGGCGTTGACCTTAGCGACTTGTCGAGCGTGGACAAGAAGGCAATACAGGCGCTGATGGCACCAATCCTGACCTCTGGTATTGCCACGACAGAGGATCTATTGGCTGTTCTCGGATTGGATGCTTCAGACCTAATGCGAACCGTTACTGACGCCTTTGAGGGCATACAGAGATTTGCGGCGGGCATGAATGTGGCAGATGCCGGGTCTGGGTTCCACTCTGCAATCGTCGGGCTGCTCAACAACTTCGCAGAGGATATTGCTTCTGAGTTCGGCATGACTACGCTTCAGGCAGAAATGCAGATGTTCGAGTTCTTTGGCGTATCTGATCGCATCCAAGAAATCAGAGACGAGGTTGCAAGGATGCGAGCCAATCAACTTAGCAGGGGTGTTGATCCTGACGGCGAGACTGGTGTTGGTGGTTTTGGTGGTCCCGACAGACCGGGCTCAGCCGTTGATGTGTTTGGCAATTTGGTAGGCAATCTTGCAGGCGGCTCACCTAACTTTGCAGGTATAAACATGTTTGGTCCAGATATGCTCACTACGCTTGGCGCATACGGCGCGGCAGGGATGGGAGTAAACATGGGCGGTAGCGATACACAGCAGACCATCAACATTAACCTTGACGGTCAGACCATCGCCACCGCAACGATGCCTTACTGGTCGCAGGAACTGGAGATTTACGGGACCAACCGCTAATGGCTATTGCAATAAGAAACCAAGCGGGCGCTGATATAGACTTTGTTAAAGAGTCTTTCCGGTATGAGGATGCCGTAACACAGCGCGGCACGTTGTCTTTTCAAGAGATAGGCAGCAGCCCTTCCTGTGCATGGGGCGAGGACGTTCTTGTTTACGACGATGGCGGCACTCCGCTTTATTACGTGGGTGATCTACCGATTGAACTTGCAGGTGGTGGGTTCTTGGAATTATCACAAATTACCCTGTATTGGGGTGGTACAGTTGAAAGTATTACAGAGGATGACATAACTGTTGGCGAGACAACGACGATACGCTTCACCTATCGATGCATTGACTTTTCCGAGTTTGCAGGTAGGCTAATTATAACGGATCAAACGGCAAACGAAACCGCCGGGGCTTGGATACGCTCTCTTCTAACTGGACCACTCGGTCTTTCGGGTTATTATGGCGTAACGGAAGGCGATATTGACGATGGAGCATATATTGATTATATGCCGTGGAACTACGTCACCATAGAACTCGCCCTTGATGAACTGGCAGAGATCAGCGGTTTCTTTTGGAATATCGACAAGGACAAAAAGTTAAACTTCAGATCAGTCGATGCTGCTGCCGCACCCTTTGCCATTACTTCCTCTAACAAGCCTTACAAGTCGATCAACTTCTCTACTGTTAGAGGCTCATACCGGAATCAGGTTTTTGTTAGGGCAGGTACGACCAAAAACGATGACGATAGTGTGGAGGTGCAACTCGGGGATGGCAACAAGCGAGCCTTTGTTGTTGGCGCTGAAATAGGTGACACTCCGACCGTAGAGGTGGACACAGGGAGCGGGTATGTAACGAAAACGGTAGGCGTGAACGGGATAGGTACGGTCTCTGATTTTTACTACAACACAGGCAGCAGCGTAGTTGTGCAAGATCCCGGTCAGACGGTCCTTTCCGCAACGGACAAGATCAAGATAACCTATAAAGCACGTTACCCGATTATCGTCTCTGCGTCCAACGATTCTGAGATAGCAGATAGGAGCGCGGCTGAAGCAGGCACATACGCCATCTATCAATCCGTTGTTGATGCAACAGATGTTGACAATGCCGATGCTGCCGAATTAAAAGCGCAGTCCATCCTTAATCAGTATTCGCAGCCGCGAATCACCTGCCGATTTACCACCGATCAGGTTAATCTTGAAGCCGGACAGACGCAGTACATCAACCTGCCCGAGCATGGGATTGATGCCAACTTCCTGATTGAAAAGATCGGGGCATCGCTTCGCCATGACGGACAACTATCCTTTGACGTTGCAGCCGCTGCAACCCAGACCGTTGCCGGGTGGTCTTATTGGAAGCAAAAGACCCGGCAGGACCGCAAGTTCGTTGTGCGGGACAATGAGGTACTTCGGTTGTTAAACAGCGAGAAGGACAACGCAACCGCAAGCGATGCCGTCAGTACCACGCTATACACAGGAGCATACACCGTCAACGGAGCAGACACTTACATCGATGGATTCCATGTCGGATAACATACGACCTAAAGGACGCGTGACCGTCGAGGTCATCACGGACAATGGTACAACTGTGTTGGAGCAGGACAACGTTGTTGTAAATAACGGCGTGGCTCGTATTGCTGCTATCATCGCGCAGGACTCGTCCGCCTTTCCATCCCACATTGCCATCGGTACGGATGCTACGGCAGCGGCTACAACCGACACCGCACTCGGCGCAGAGGTAGACCGCAACGCGATTGTCACGGACTTTGCAACGGGAGCAGTTGCCACGTTCAAGGCGTTCTTTGGGAAGAGCGAGGCAAACGGCAACACGATTGCCGAGGTCGGTATGTTCGACCAAGCATCTGGAGGCACCATGTTTTGTCGTTCCGTTCTCTCTACTACGATCGCAAAGGATGCCACCAAGAGCATCAATATCACATGGACCCTGACCTTCGCTGACGCATGAGCACTACTGTATTTCCACAGTCTGGTGACCAGATCACCGAATCATCATGGACGGGTCTTAATGAGGCACTAACCGTTGCCGAAAGATACCGCGTGTCCGGCTTCACGCTATCGGCGGGCACGGGCTTGAACGCGAACGTAGCCGCCGGGACTTGTATGGTAAATGGCTACTATATCAGCAGCGATGCCACACAAGCCGTTGCGGTGACAGCATCGCAGACGAACTACATCTGGCTTAATGCAGACGGAACGCTTTCGAGCAATACGACCGGGACCAATCCGGGCAGCGATCTACTTCTTGGAACGGCTGTCACGGATGGTTCTGGTGTTACGAGTGTAAGCCATCAGTACGACATCAAGAACGCGCAGAACGTGTTGATCGTGAAGCCATCAGATGAAACGGTTAACAACTCAACCACGCTTCAAGATGACGATGACTTTGCATTCTCCGTTTCTGATGGTGACCAATGGGAAATTGACCTGTTTCTTATTGCGGATTCTCCAAGCAGTTCGGCAGATTTAAAACTTCAATGGACCGGGTCTGGCGGGGCATTGGCAACGCAAAGAAACTTCTTGTATGCTAATAGGAATAGCGCGGTGAGTGGAAGTTTGAACGTCGATGTTTCCACATCCTATGTGACATGGGATCACGATGGAACGACAACAGATATTGGAGCGCATCTAAAATCATTCGTGTCCATCACCGGTAACGGTACGCTCACCCTACAATGGGCGCAATCTGTCGCGTATGCGGGTAACTCTGTGATAGCGCAAGATTCCGTCATGGTCGCACGGAGGATTCTTGGATGAGTGTTACAGTATTCCCAGTCACAGATCAGACGGCAACGGTCTCGCTTTTTTCTGCTTTAAAGTCGGCAGTTGATAGGGGATCAACGGATCCGTTATCATCTATTGATGGGGGATTATCAGATACGGAACGTCTCCAGTATGACGCCACGACAAGCGGAACGAAGTCTGACGGCACATATACCACGCTACTATCTTGTCAAATAGATGAGGGACAGGCGTTTCTTTTTGAGGCGTTTGTACTAATCAATGATGCAACAACATCAAGTCCCGGCGACGAACTGAGTTACCGCATCTCTGTTGATAGCGGCATTGCTGCAAGAGGCATGTACTTCCCCAAAGTGGGCGGATTAACAGCAGGTGCAGCAGCCCATATACCAATCAATACGACAACTTCACAAGTAGTATTTGGCAGAGATGCTGCAAGTCCATCTCAGGATATACCCGCACAATTTCGATTTGTAGCGGTAGGAGATACGGGCGGTGGAGAAGTCAAGATTGAATGGGCAAAGACAACGACTGCATTTGGAAATACGTTCGGCGTAATAAGATGCTACATGATCGGAAAGCGGATTTTTGGGTGATGAGGAGCAATTCAAAACACGA